AATGAGTAATTGTTTATGGATTTGGAAGGAGCCTGTTTCAGGACACAAGTATATTATGGGTATGGACGTATCCAGAGGTGATTCTGAGGACTTTACCTCATTAGTGATAATAGACTTTGATGAAAGAGAACAAGTATTAGAATACGTGGGTAAAATACCTCCTGACGTAGCGGCGGAAGTTGCCTATAAATGGGGCATGATGTACAATGCATTTATTGTTATAGATATTACGGGAGGTATGGGTGTTGCCAGTGCAAGGAAACTACAGGAAATGGGTTATAAAAATCTATATATTGATGGAGTTGATATGGCAAATCCGTGGAAATATAACCCCAAAGCGTTAGAAAAAATACCAGGAATTAACTTTAATAACAAGAGGGTTCAGATAATCGCATCATTTGAGGAGGCTTTAAGACACGGATTTAGAATGTATAGTCATAGGTTATTTAACGAAATGAATACCTTTATCTATATTAACGGTAGACCTGACCACCAAAAGGGACATCATGATGATTTAATTATGGGTATTGCTATGGCAACATATGTGGGTGAAAGTTCGTTTAGTCAATTAACTAAGGCAACAGACCAAACCAAAGCAATGTTAAACTCATGGCAAGTAAATAATAACGAGGAACAGTCTAAAAACATATCATTTAACCCCGTTTTACCATCAGGGCCTATGATGGGTAATCAAAGAATAACAAACGAAGCAACCCGAAAAGATTATGAAACGTATGGTTGGTTATTTGGTGGGGGAAGATAGTATTTATAAAAAAAACAATTAGATTAAATTTAATAGATGGAACAGAATACTCAAAATAATCAAAGTGGTCAAAATTTAACAATATGGCAAAGGTTATCACAGACCTTTGGTCCAAATTCTTTATTAAATCAGGATTATCCTACTTTCAGGTATGATAAAAAAGAATTATTAAAGACTACGAATAAGCAAGAGTTTGAAAAACAAAAATTACAGGCACAACAAACTGTATATCTCGCCCAACAGTGGACAAAAATAGAAAACAATCTGTATACGCAGGGTGTTTATTTTGAACCGACAAGACTTGCGTCGTATTACGATTACGAAAGTATGGAATATACTCCCGAGATATCGGCAGCGTTAGATATCTATGCAGAAGAATCAACCACCACAAATCAAAATGGTTTTATTTTACAAATTTATTCAGAATCAAAACGTATTAAATCTGTTTTGACTGATTTATTTAATAATAACTTAGATATAAATACTAACTTGGTTATGTGGACAAGGAACACCTGTAAGTATGGCGATAACTTTGTTTATTTGAAATTAGACCCCGAGAAAGGGGTTGTAGGTTGTTTACAATTACCTAACATTGAGATTGAGAGGATAGAAAGAAGTATGAAGGGTAAATCAAATTTGGACAATAACGAATCCGAACAAAAAACTTTAAAATTTAATTGGAAAAATAGAGAATTAGAATTTAATACTTGGGAGATTGCTCACTTTAGATTACTTGGTGATGATAGAAAACTACCATACGGTACATCTATGTTAGAAAAGGCTAGACGTATTTGGAAACAATTATTATTATCGGAAGATGCGATGTTAATTTATCGTACCTCGAGAGCACCTGAAAGAAGAATGTTTAAAGTGTTTGTTGGTAATATGGATGATAAGGATGTTGAGGCATATGTACAACGTGTGGCGAATAAGTTTAAAAGAGACCAAGTTGTTGATAATAAAACAGGTAATGTTGATTTAAGATTTAATCAGATGGCGGTTGACCAAGATTATTTCATACCTGTTAGAGATGCAGCGGCACCTGACCCAATTACAACATTACCGGGAGCTCAAAACTTATCCGAGATTGCGGATATTGAGTATATCCAAAAGAAATTATTAACAGCATTACGTGTTCCAAAAGCATTCTTAGGATTTGAGGAAACCGCAGGTGATGGTAAAAATTTATCACTACAAGATATTCGTTTTGCAAGAACAATTAACAGAATACAAAAATGTATGTTAGCAGAAATGAATAAAATCGCTATCATTCATTTATTTTTATTAGGTTTTGAAGATGAGTTATCTAACTTTACACTATCACTGACTAATCCATCAACTCAAGCCGATTTGTTAAAAGTTGATGTATGGAAAGAAAAAATACTACTTTATAAAGATGCTTGTACTGCGGTTGAGGGAATTGCTCCAGTTTCTCATTCATGGGCTAAAAAACATATCTTAGGGTTCTCAGACGAAGAAATTAAACTTGATATACAACAACAAAGAATTGAGAAAGCAGTTGCAACCGAATTAACAAACACCGCAACAGTTATTACAAAAACAGGTATTTTTGATAATATTGATAAGTTATACGGAAGTACTTCGGGAGCAACCGCAGGTGCCGCACCGCCAGCAGGAGAAGAATCAGGTCCTGAACCAGCAGGATTAAGTGGATTAGGTGCACCACCATCAGGAGGTGAAGAAACGGCTCCACCACCGGGAGGAGAAACACCACCTCCAGGAGGTGAGGCCGGTGTTACACCAGAATCAAAACAGGAATCTAATTACAATATTTTATTAGAGAATGATAATATGTTAATTGATAACGAAATAATTGATTTATCAAGAGCCAAAAATTATTTGGGTGAAATGGAAGAACAACTGAATAAACTTCTAAATGACTAATATTTATTATAAATTATAATATCATGGAATTTGGAATATTAAAATCAAAAATAGAGAAAAAATTAACTGAATCATATTCAAATAATAGCTTTAATAAAGAAATTAAAACCTTTAAAGATGTTGTTTTGAACAATGATAGTATCAGTAAGGCATATCACATATATAACGAAATTTCTAAATCTAAAGGATTTGAAAAGAAATTTGCTGAGGACTATGTTAATGAATGTATTGATATTTTTAACAGATTAAACTTTTCTAAAAAATCAATATTTTTATTAGAATCTTGGGTTAGTAATGTTAAATGTGAAAACCATTATAAAGATATTGATACTATCTTTAATAAAAGTACGTTAGTTATTGAGAATATTATTGAGAGCAAAAATAAAATTATATCAAATCTTACTATAAAGGAATCTACATCAGAATTAGTTAATATTCCTTTAGAAAAAATTGTTGAGGTTGCTAACGAAAACTTAAAAAATTATTTATCGGATTTAAATGAGTCTGAACTAAATCAAGTTAAGAAATATTTGACTTTACCTAAAGACGAAATATCTAAAAGATACGATGTTCTAAGTGAACTTGTAATCGAAAAATTAGAGAATATGTTGAGTGAGTCGGATAAAGAAACTAACGAAAAAATAACAGAAACAATTAGTAAGATTAAAAATGATACGGTGGATTCTATCTCTCTAATAAAATTAAAAACTCTTAATGAGAATTTATAAATTTTTGTTTATAAATTGCTTTTTTCTTTTGAGTTCTCAATGCAACCGATTTTTTAGTATATTCTTTTTTTCCTCTTAAAATATCGTTTTGTTTTGTTTTTATTACCTTATTTTTTAACATTTTAAGTGCCTTATCTATTGGTGTTTTGTTATCTAAATTTACTATTATCATATATTACAAATATCATCAAAAATAGTAAAATTCTTTGACATGTCGATTTTTATTGTGTATTTTTATAAAAAATAAACTACACACAATGGAAAAACATGAAGAAAGGAAAAAGTACGAAACTAACGGGTTATCGTTCTTATAAAGTGAACTATGGAACTGTAGATTCAAGAACACTAAAGTCAATTTACCTCAACATTCAAACTTGGGCTGAACCTAAAAAAGAAATAGAAACACCACAAAGGTCAGTCAACAATTTATCAAGACAAATTAAACACTCAATTTTAGATTATTTAGACACAGGAATTTTTAATGAAAAATTTATAGTTGATTTAGATTTAAGGTCAAGTGGAATCCAATTAAATAAAAAATCATTTTTAAATTTAGAATGTTTTTTTTATTTAAAAAACCAAAATGAAGATTTCAAATCACCCATCATTAAAAACGAAATTAAAAAAATTACAGACGGAATCATAAATAAAAATTTTAAAAAAAACGATTCCTATTCATTTTACTTAACCAAAAAAGAAACTATTTCCATCAAATAATGAAATATACCTTAAACTACATATTTATTATAAAATAATAATATGAAAATATTAGCACCAAATGAAATAGGGAAGGGGATACTTGTGGAATACGACGCCGGTTATATATCACCAACAGATAAACATAACGCTCAAATAATTAAAGAATCTAAAAATATGTTAGATTACTCTAAACCATTTGAGTTTTATGCTGTGTTACAAAAATACAATACTCCAAATAGAAACGGAAGAATTTATCCTGAAAAAATATTAAAAAGAGAAGCAGAAAATTATAAAACCGCAATCGCTAAAGGAACTTCATTATCAGAACTTAACCACCCCGAATCATCATTGATTGACTTGGATAGAGTGTCTCATCTGATAACCGAAGTGTGGTGGGAAGGTAATATTCTAATGGGGAAGTTAAAACTATTAACATCACCAGGATTTCATGAAAGAGGTATCATTTCTTGTAAGGGGGATATGGCGGCCAACTACTTAAGACAAGGTGTTACGTTAGGTATATCTTCAAGAGGTGTTGGTTCGTTGGCGAAGAAAGGAGAACAAAATGAAGTACAAGACGATTTTGAGTTAATCTGTTTTGATTTGGTATCATCACCATCTACACCAGGTGCTTATCTTTTTTTAAATCCTGAAGATAGAAATAACTACGAAGAAAATCTTGATGAGGAAAATAAAATGAAAAGAGAAAGGGTATTAGGGTCAAAACCTGGTGAAGGAAACAAATCACTTGACTTAATGAGAAAA